CGTTAAGATATTTCCAGTCAGACTTGTAAAAGTCATAACCTCTTCTAAATCCTGAGAATCCAAGATTTAAAGCCATCTCTTCATCATTATCAAATAAACCATATGATGTACCACCAGCTCCATAAGAGTTTTGAGCAGCTAACATATCGTCAATATCAAACGAGAAGTTTCTGTTTACGAAAAGAACATTCTCTTCAATTGCACCTTGCTTATCAAGTCTTTGAATGATTTGGTCAAAGTCAGCTAATACTGCTGGATTACCTCCACCAAATACATTACCTCTTTGTCCTACTACAAAGAATACACCATCAGAACCGTTAAGGTTAGCTGCAGATCCTTGAGCTGCTGTCCCCTGGAAGAAGTCTCCTGCTCCAGAAGCTGCTTCAGCAGGTACTGCCTCAATCATAGCTGTTTCCATGTAATCTTCAAATCTTAATCTTGTGTCGTGCTCAGACTTTAAATACCATAAGTATCCGCTTACGCCGTCTTCACCACTAACTTCAACCCAACCAATTTGAGCCATATCAGATCCAGATACTGAATATTTGTCTTTTATAATAATTGGCTTATTATCAAAGAATAAATCGTCAGCTTCTAATGATCCTTCCATTCCGCTTGTTCCTTTGTTGAATTCAGAACCATAAATGAATATGTCACAAGGTACAGCTCCTGCACCAGCTACACCATCCATTGCTTGACCTCCCGCTTCATAGTAAGCTACTGTGAATTGGTTAGGGTTAGCATTTGTTGGTCCAGCAGTTACAACTGCTTTGTTTGTAAGGTTTGATCCAGGCGTGTTGTCTGAAATCATAACTGTTTGTCCTACTCTTAACACGTTACGCGCTCCGCTTGCTCCTGCAGGTACTGCAATACCTGGGTTAAAGTTAGCTGTGTTGTTAGGAATTGTCCAAACAGCTCCAGCGTCTGTACCTACAGCTGCTGCTGAAGTACATGCTGAATATTTAATATGCAATCTTCCTTGCTCTGCCCATTTGATAAGGTCAGAGTTAGAAGGCATTTCTGCTCCTACCATACGTAGGAATGAACTAATGCTTCGATTACCATATCTTTCGAATTCTTTTTCATAAGTATCAGGTAGATACTGATTCAAGAAATCAAAATTATTGATGTAATTCTGCTCCAACGGAATTTGTTGTGCAGAAGGTTGTAAATCGAAACCTGGGGCTAAATTTACTGCCATAATTTCTAAATTTTAATTGTTAAACTTTTTTAATACTTCTAATTTTAAGTCCTCTTCCACTCGTAGTATCACCAACTGGCCTTATCTTCAAACTATTTTTTGTATTTAATTGAGGGGCTCTACGAACATCCATATTAATGTTCTTAGACTTTTTTGCTACATCATCTACTGTTGCAGCAACACCCTGCTCATAAAAATACTTAGCAAACTTTTCAGGATTCATAGCAACTGACATTGCTTTATGATACTTGTTGGCATCATTAATTAATCCTTCGTCTGTTAAAAATGATTTAAGCCATTTATTAACATCAGTTTGTTTGCTTTTTAGTTCTTCAGCAGTACCGGGTTTATAACTAAGTTTTTTGTCGTCAGACACGTTAAACTCAAAACCTTTGAACTCATCGTTAAATACTTCGTCTGTACGTTTTTTAAAATAATCATAAGCCTTTTCTTGACGCTCCTTTTGAGTGTCTGATTCCTTTATATAACTTTTATAAGCATTAAGGTTTTTTTCTTGATCTTCAGATAATCCACCCCCACTTGACTCAAGAGGGATTTTATACTTATCTTTCTGTTCGTTAAAAAATTTCCTCGCTTTTGCAAGTTCTCTTTTTTTAGCTAAATTCTTCTTCTTAACTTCTTTTGGTTCGTCTACGTCTTCATCAACGCCAAACTTATCCTCCATAATGTCTTGAATATCTATAGCGTCAAGACCTTCTTCTTGAATACCATAGTAATCAGCTAAAACAGAATCATCGTCCATAGCAGTATAGTCTTTTTGTAATTTTACAAAATCCTCTATGCTACGTCCAGTTTCTTTTTTATAATCAAAATACAGTTTGATATCTTCTGGTAAGTCAGGGTTTGATTCTTTCGTCTCAAACAATTCATCAACAGAGCTGATTTCTTTTCCGTATCTATCTTTAATGTAAGAAAGAACATTTTCGTCATTTAACTCTGACGATGGAGTTTTATCTTCTGGTTCTTCAACCTGTACCTGTTCTTTTTCAACAACAGAGCTTTCTACTGTGTTTGCTTTTACCACTTCTGGTTTAGCTTCTTCTTGTTGTTCAGCATTGTGCTGAGATAACAAATTTTCTTCAATTTCGGCTTGTGATTTTTGAGTGTTGCCGTCCACTGCTTTTACTTTGATTTCCATTAGATTAAATTTTTATACAAAATTAAACATTAATTTATTATTGTTTTTAAGCGGATTTTAGATGATGAAAAAGGCCTTCGCCTAACTGTTCACCAATTTTTTTATCTGATTCATAATGTACTCTTGCTACAATTCTACTTTTTGATATATGATCTGCAGCTGTCATAAATTCATTACGCATCTCAGGATAAAGGTCACTTAATGCTAAAGCAACCAGTTTAGACTGTGTAGAGTGTCCCGAGGGAAATGCGGGTGTTTGTGCGCTTTTCATTTTGTGGTATGATAAATTTATACCCCTATCTTTAGCAACCACATTAGGTCTACGTCTGTCGTGATAATTTTTTAGTTTTAATATTATAGGACGTGAATTTTCCAATAATTCATTTACAAATTTTTCTGGATATTCTCGGGTTCTGTTTACAAAAAGATTTTTAAAAACACCTGGTACGTTATCGTATTTTTCTGCATACTCAACATCGATAGGATTTAACTGAAGATCTTTTATTTCACCTAAAGGTTTGAGACTATCATCAGCGGGATAATTAATTGTTTTAAATTTATTTAAATTAAAATCTTTAAACATTAATTTTTTAATTTTTTATCCACAGCTTTAATTCCTCCTTTTTTTCCCAACTGTTTAGCTATAAACTTAGCTACCATTTTCCCTCCAGTTAATATTTTGCCTGGGCTTATTAATCCTAAGGCTCCAGATGAACCTAATCTTTGTGGAGGTATCTTTTTAAGATTCTTAGCATAATTCTTAAGTTTAGCCTTGGCTGCGTCTGCATCTTTTTTTGTTATTAGTTTTTTACGAGGTTTAGTAGGTACACGTGATGCAACACTCGTAGACTCTTTTGCTATTGCCGCGGGTCTTTCTCTCCTTCGTTTTTTCTTACTTAACTTGCTCATTGTATTTATTTAGGTCCAAATTGTGCTAAATCAAACCCATCAAGTGTGTCTTCATTAGATTCAAAATTTATTGGTGGTAGATTTCTTTTTCTTTGCTCAATCATTTTTGATTGCTGCGAATTAGCCATAGTTATTCTGTCTGCTTTTCCTTTTTCCTTACTTGCTTCTCTTTGATCAATTTGAGATTGTTCTATTCCTTTTAGCTGCATATTAAAAGCAAACTCCTTATCCATTAATTGAGACTTAAGCATAGCTTCATTATTCATTTTTTCAATCTCCATAGATATTTCAGCTTGTTTAAGCTGCATAGAGTTTTGCATCTCCATCATTTTCTTTTGCTGATCTGCTTCGGCTTGAGCCATTATTGCGGCTTGTTGTTGTTCAGCCTGCATAGCTTGCATTTCCATTTGTTGCTGCTGCTGTGCTTCGGTTTTTTGTTTACGCTTTAATTTTAATAATTGATTTGCTTGCTTGAGGTTATGAAGCTCTCTTATATCTAACGCATCCTCTAAATTAATATCTTCTTTAGATAAAGCCATTTGTATATTTTGTTCAAGCATAGCCCTTTCTTCTTCGTCAGGCGCTAATTCTAAAAATATTCCAAAATCATGTAAGTATAAATTTTTAATATCTTCAATAAGGTTTAAGTTGTATTTGCCAATTTGCATTGCGAATTGATCTTTAAAATCTGCGTATTGTAAAACATCTGCTGTTCTTAAACATATACCCTCAGCTATTCTTTGAGTAATAAACAAACTTGCATTTAATATGTGTCGCGTTGCTGTATTAGAATTAAGTGCAGCTAACTTTTGCACCCCAACTAAAGCGTCTGGATTTGGAGTAGATCCGTCACGGGCTTCATTTAGACCCGTTACAGTTCTAATCATATCCATATAATGATTATAGTTTTGAATTAACATTTGCATTTTACCACTACCACTATTACCAGTTAGAGGGCTTATTGGGACTTTACCATTATTAAACTCGCCGTCTTGAGTAAAACTCCTGCCTACTACGCTACCTGTTTGAAAATATAATCGTAACGCGTCTTCTGGATTGTATGCATTACCAGTTCCTAAATCAACTTCATTTAATCCATCAGCATCAATATAAACACCGTCAGGGACCATTCGAGAAATAACTTGTTGTAGTTTCAAATGAGATACTTGAATTCCATCTGCAAAGGGGATCATTCGTCTTACTAAAGATTCATAATTTCCTTTGTACATTCTTGGTGCACATGCTACATAATTAGGTAATGTATGTTGGCTGGCTGATTTAGGGCGAACCATGTTTTCAGCTAACTCCCATTTTAAAAGGATATTAGTTCCCATTACCATTATACCATCATACCAAACCTCTACCTTTTTTTCAATTCTTTTAAACTTTCCTTCCTTCTGCATTTCTTCAGGAGGATTAAATTCGTCTGTTTTAGAAACCACTTTAAAAGATCCGTCTGGCATTTCTTTTTTCTTGTATACAAAACTATGAGTCGTTTTGTAATTAAAATATAAAAGTGTACAAGTGTCTCTATGAAACAAAGAGTTTTCGTAAAATTGTTGATTGTTATAGTAGTTATACCACGACTGACTATACATGGCAATTTCTTCCATATTTTCATTACTGATGTCAGGATCTATTTTAACTAATTCTGACATAGGAATAGTTTTAATTTCCCCCCAGTAAAAGCAATCTTTAAAATAAGGATCTTCTGTATAACTAAACACCACGTTAGCGGGATCAACATATTCTACTTGAATACCTGCGCCGGGCAAAAATTGATGTTTAGCCATTCCCACTCCTAAAGTAGTAATGTCATAATCAACTCTTTTTCTTATATCTCCGTAATGATTTTCGTTTAAAACTGTATCAATAGCTTCTTCAGCCGCTATTTCTACAGCAGGCTTATATTTCATTTGCATATAAAGCTCAAGCTCCTGGTCTGATTCAGGAATTTCTGCTTCTTGCATTGTCATTACGTTTAAATCAAATTGTTGTTCTATTTGTTGAAGAAGTGGTTTAGCTATCATTTCAGCTTGTACCGCATCTTGAAACTCATTTCTTTTTTCTGCAGACAATGCGTCCTCAGCAAAAGCGTTTACTTTAAAAAGTCTATCGTTTAATCCGTTAACAACAATGTCTACAAATTTTGGAATAATAGGAACCGGAGTCCAATCTAAGTTTAGATAAGACAAATCTCCATCAATAGCAAGTTCATTCTTATACTTTTGGACAGACTGCTCTCCACGCGCGTACAGCCTAAGGCGGTTAAACTCACCCCATTGGTTTAAGAATCGGCAAGAGCCATTATCTTTTCTAAACCATTCGTACTGTATCGCCTGTCCTATCTGAAGACCGTACTCTAACGTGTCCTTCTGTGCGTCAGTAGCAAATTCATTAGGAAATGCAGCCGCTTTTAAATTAATTGTAACGTCTTTCATCTATCAATTATTCGACTAACTTTATCGGTGTTATTATATCTCGCAAAGTTAATGCTTATTTTTGTTTTTTCTTTGGTCGGTGTATACAAGTGCTTTTGATTAGCCATAATTGCTAAACCTGAGCTAATAGATGCATCAAACTTAGTTCTATTGTTTATGTCAAACTTAACCCAATCTTCTAATGTTCTTTGAAAATATACATCTCCTATATCTCCTTGCACCCTATTTACACCATTCATATCTATTCCTACGTATTTTTCTATATACGACTCTATAGCTGCCGCATGTGATTGTTTTACATCTTCTGAAGTATTAGGTATGCCTCCTATTTCTTTTTCGGTTTTTGATAATTTGTTATATTTTTTATCTGGTCTATTTAAACTAAAAGGTCTATATCCTCTATTTTTAAAATGATACAATAGTCTTGGCTTATTGTTTTCGCATAAAATAGGCATGCCATAAAAAACACAAGCCATTAAAACATCTTCAAAAAACATCTCTGCTGTTTGAGGTCTTGCAATATATTCTAAGAAAAAATGATTGCTTGGCATTTTCTCCATACTAAATTTACTTAACCCATGCAAAGATCCATTAGAACCTTTACCTACTACAACTCCAGAAATATCATAAGAGTCACAACCAAATGATCCTAAATGTTCGTTTCCAGGATAGTAAAGTCCGTGTTTTCTAATTATATTGTTTTGAAGCCCAGCCTCTGGCATGTAAGTTACAAAAAATCTACCTCTTTTATTTGGAGTCCAAACAACAGTGCTGTCTTTAATTCCATCTTTCCAACTGAAAGAACCTTGAGTTATAAAATGCTCTTTTATTAATGAATCGTTATAGTCAATTTGTTGATACAGCTTTGTTAAGTTAAATATAGATTGTTTGCTTTCATCCCTAAAAGCATGAGACTCACTTCTGGGAAATTGTCTATAAAATTCATTTAATGCATCCGGATCATTTGATAAAGATTCTACTTCGTTTTTCCAATAGTTTATCGCACCTTGATAAATTTTTTCACCGTCAACTCCAACCACTTCTTTTATTGGACTTTCTAAAACAGGCATTCCATACCTGTCTATAAATCCTTCCATATTCCACTCCATTGGAACGAAAAGTGAATATAACCCACTTTTAGTTTGACCATTTGCATTTCTTTTAGTTGCATCTGAGTCCATAAATAAACTCTTAAAGTTATTACCCCCTTTGTCTAATGCATTAGATGTAGAGCCCATCATACACTTGCCAATTATTTTGCTTCCTAATCTTAAACATGTTTTTGTTACTCGCCAGTTATTTAATATATTTTCAGGTCGCTCCCATTTTCCGCTTTCATCGTGTATTAATAATTGTAATTTTTCTCCATCGTAACTATTATCAGATGTGTTTTTCCAATCAATTGTAGTATCCAGCCCCTCTAAAACATCTTCCTCTATAGTAAACATGTTTTTTTTAGTAATTTTAGAAGCAGGAACTCTATATGCTAATTCTGTTTTAGGCTTATCCATACCATCCTGTATGGGTTTAAAAAAGAAAGGGTAATTATTTGATATAGGAACAATTTTATCTGTAAACATTTTTTTTGCATCTGATCCTGTTTTAGATAAAATACCTATACGGGCATTCTTAGTAATCGTACCGCTGTTAACTCCCTCGCATGAGCTCATAAACGAAAAACCTGAACGTCTTATTTTCAAGTAGCACATACCAAAACTTCTATTGTCTGCTTTACCTTACCGTCGTATTCAATGACTCTATTCTTGTAAC